AAGCCGGTCGAATTATCGGTAGAACATCTGCATCGTCCGTTTTGAAGCAGATGCCGGTTGTCAAGGAACTGATTGAGTCGGCTAGAAACGGCCGAATTGATCCTGAGAAGTTCCCGCTGATCGCACTGCTTGACCAGGCCCTCGGAGTTGGCTCTGATCGACTTCGACGCGCAGAGCTTGGAATCGTGGACAGCAGGCTTGAACGGTACTCGGTAAGTACCCGTGAAGGCTGGTGGGCCTCGTTCAACAACTGGGTGAAAAACCAGGTCGATCCCAACCTCAATCAGGCGTCCGTGTTCATGTCGGATATTACCGGACTTGCTCCGGTTACCTCGGCAACTCAGCACCTGATGTCGGCGTCGCTGATCCAAGAGATGTTCGACGCCGCCAAGAAAGGCATTCGACCGTACTCCGATGAGCTCATTGCTCAGTGGGGCCTTACGGTCGAGGAGTTCGATACGGTTGTCAAGAAACTTGTTGACACCGCAAAGGTCAATGAGCTTGGCCGTGTAATTGATATTGACCGTACATCGTGGTCCGGCTCGACATACGGTTTGTTCCTGGACTTCATCGAGCGAGGGACGGTGTCCTCGATCCAGGATCCGCCAAGTCGTGGAGACTTTGCCAAGGCGTTCTGGAGTGACTGGGGCCGACTTCTGACTCAGTTCCGCACCTTCAACATCAAGGGCATTTCCAACTTCGCCATGACCTCGATTCAGCGTCGAGATGCCCGTGTGGCGCGTGAGTATGTCGCTCTTGGTGTCCTTGGAACCCTGGTGCAGATGTCCCGTAAGGCTCTGTTTGCCCCGACCTACAAGAACGAGAAGGAGTACGACAAGTGGTGGGAAGACTCGTTCTCGAACAAGGCACTGCTCAGTTACTTCATGTCTGGTCCCACCGAGAACTACATTCTGACCAGCGGAGTTGACAGCGTAACTCAGCTCTTGGCCGGCGAGACGATCTTCAGTCAGAATGTCCGGTACTCAAACCTTGGCGGTAGCCCAATGGACCTCAGTTCAACCCCTGCCTACTCGGTTGCCAAGGATATCGGAAAGTCCATTCGGGCTCCAATTCAAGCGTTCTTGCGCGAAGATCGTGAGTTTAGTCAGAAGGATGTCCATGCCATCCGAAGCATCATCCCATACAACAAACTCTTTGGCATTGCTCAGGGCATGAACGCGCTTGAGCGTGGAATTGCTGGCTACTGGAACCTCCCCGAGAAGAGCGCAGTCAAGACCGAAGACTGATTCTCACACTATAAGGAACATCCACCATGGCTCTTTCATACATCTCCTATACCGCAACCTCCGGCCAAACCGAGTTCGCCTTTTCGTTTCCGGTGCTTTCCCCGGATCATGTTAAGGTTCAAATTGACGGAGTTGACACCGCGGCTTACACCGTCTCGTTGACCCCGACTCAGAAAGTTGTGCTTACCTCCGGTGCAGCAAACGGAGCAAAGGTCAAGGTGTATCGACTTACTCCGGGTCGGTCGGATGCTCCCGACAATGTCAACCTTGTCAACTTCGTCAACGGTTCGGTTCTGTCGGAGGAAGATCTCGACAAGAGCAACAATCAGCTCCTGTACCTGATTCAGGAATCCCAGGATACTGGCGGTGGAGCTCTTCCGTACGACGCTGTTATTGGGGCGTGGAGTGCGGTGAGGGACGCTAGCAACAAGAAGATTGCAAATGTCCTGAATCCGACCAACGCTCAAGATGCGGCCACCAAGTCGTATGTGGACACCAATATCTCAACCACTGCGACCAACGCGGCAAACGCCACGAACCTGACAAGCGGAACTCTTCCCACTGCTCGACTTCCGAATAGCGGCGTGACCGCAGGCACCTACGGCGACGGTGCCACCCCGCTTTCCCAAGTGACCGTGGACGCTACTGGTCGAGTTACATCTGCTTCTGAGCGGGCCATTGTGGCGGGAGATCTTCCCGCTCATACGCATTCGACTTCAGACATCACGGCATTCAACGCTACGGTGGACGGCCGCATTGACACTAAGGTGGCGGCAAACTCACTGGCACTAGAATCAAACTTTGCCGGCCCCAATTGGGACGCTGAAAGCAAGCGAATCAAGAATGTCGCACCTCCGGTTGAAGGCTCTGATGCGGTCAATCTGAACTCCCTCTCGAATCTTGCCCTGTATGGAAATGCTGGTGCAGCAATGCCTCAGTATTGGAATTTGACCACAGGAGCTTGGACTCAAAACGGAACATCCGGTGGAGTCCCTATTTGGGAGCAGACGCTCACTCTGAACCCTGCGGCCGTTGGTACTGATCCCAACCTCTTTGTCGTCACTCTTGGCGGCGTCCCCCAGTTCCCTGGAACTGCATACACGCTTCCGTCCCCATCTCAGATCACGCTTAGTGCTACTCAGGCTTCTGCTCCGGCTACCGGAGTTTCGCTTCAGGTTAGAAACTTTGGCGTTTCTAGGGTGATTACCTCTAACGCTACGACTTCGTCTCCCGGTGTTGTGACTGTTGGATCAAACATCAATGTCGATGGTTCCGGCGTAATCAGTGTTAATACTGCCACGACTGGAACTAAGGGAGTTGTTCAGGTTGGAACCGGCATGACTGTTGACGGAAACGGAGTTATTAGCGTACCCGTCATTGGAGACGCGACTACATCGTCCAAGGGCATTGTTCAAGTCGGTACTGGACTTTCGGTTGCCAGCGGGACGATCAGCGTTAATCCGGCGTCGAACATCACTTCAGCCACCTTTACCAACACCGGCCTGAAGGCTTTGGATACCGATGCCAGCCACTCTCTTACGATTGCTCCCGGAAGCAATCTTTCGGGTAACCGGACTCTTACGGTTACGACCGGAGATGCGGATCGAACCGTGTCTCTCAGTGGAAATCTGACGGTATCTGGTAACACTACGGTTAACGGCACTAATACCGGTGACCAAACAATTAGTCTTACCGGGGATGTAACGGGATCTGGAACCGGATCGTTTCCAACTACAATCGCATCTAACGCCGTGACTTCTGCAAAGATCGCGGATGACAATATCACCACGAGCAAGATTGCAAACTCCGCGGTGACTTTGGCAAAGATTGCCAACATTGGAACCGGAAAGGTCCTGGGTCGAACAACCGCCGCAAGCGGAGTCGTTGAAGAGTTGAATCTGTCTAATTTCGCCCTTACTTCGGGCGGCACTAATGCATTGTTTTCCAATCCGCCGACGCTTAGCACGGCTGCAACTTCGTTTTCTAGCGGCACGGAGATGGTCAATAAGCAATATGCGGATTACCGAGCAACCTTCGCTGCATTGAATAGTTCCCCCGTCAGCTCGCCAGCCACAATTCAGATTGGGGGACACTTCCTTTTAGGTGGAGCGGTGCTTGCCGGACAAACGAAAAGCAACACTGACATTCTGTATCGGGCGTCTTTTGGAGACTATGTACTGGCCTCGCCCGGTGGCGGTAATGTCACTTCTGGAACTTATCGTTCTCTTGGAACCAGTAGTGGTCTTACTATTATGGTCCGAATTTCCTAGAGGATTCTTATGCCCCTCGACTACATCAACCCCGCAATGACCACAGGTCTCCTCAAGACCTCCAACGCCCTTTCCGAGCTGGCCGGAGGTTCGGCCACGGGATATCAAAACCTTGGCTATGGAAGCCTCCCAATCGGAGTGATCCTTCCGTTCTCGGGTTCTACTGTTCCGGCCGGCTGGTTGCTCTGTTACGGACAGACGGCATCTCGTACAACCTATGCCGATCTGTTTGCCGTGATTGGTACTCAGTACGGCGCGGGTAACGGAAGCACCACCTTCAATATCCCTGACCTCCGCGGTCGAGTTGCTGCCGGCCGAGACAACATGGGAGGCACGGCGGCTAACAACCTGACTGAGGCCTTCTTCGGTACTCCAACGAACGCCCTTGGCAATGTGGGCGGAACCGACAGTGTTTCGTCAACCGCCGTTGATGCTGCTGCTGGTTTTGATGTCTCGGTGGTTGACTCTACAACACAATCCAATGTCCAGCCCACGATGATTCTGAACTACATCATCAAGGCCATCGTCAATGTGGTGTCCGCATGAACGACGAGTTGTTCTTGGCTCTCGGTAGACTCGAGGGCAAGATGGATGCGCTCATCCAAATGCAGCATGTTCAGCAAGAAGAAATTAAGGCTCACGATGAGCGGATTCGGAGCCTGGAACACGCCAGAGGCACCTTTCTCGGAGCTGCGGCTGTCATTGGAGCGGTATCTGGAGGTGTACTTAACTTGGTCATGCGGAGCATCAATTGAAGAACGATCTCGATAAGATCCTCGGTTCCCTCCATACAGCTTTGGCTGCGGATCTGCTTCGGCGGATCCAGGAGGGAACCGCAACTGCTGCTGACCTGTCTGTGGCTCGCCAATTCCTGAAGGACAATGGCATTGACGCCCTGGCGAGTCAGAGTGAGCCCCTTGCAAACCTGGCTCGCAGCCTGCCCTTTGTGGCCCCTGAAGAGGAAGCCGCTTGATCGACCCACGGGTCAAAGACTTCCGTAACTTTCTCTTCTTGTGCTGGGATCACCTCGGTCTTCCTGAGCCCACTGAGGTTCAGTATCAGATTGCCGAGTACCTACAGAACGGCCCCAAGCGTCGAGTCATTGAGGCATTCCGTGGGGTCGGCAAGAGTTGGATCACCTCGGCATATGTGATTCATGCCCTCTTGCTTGACCCCACCAAGAACATCCTGGTGGTCTCTGCCAGCAAGCAACGATCCGATGATTTCTCGACCTTCACGCTGCGGCTCATCGAAGAGATGCCCATGTTGCAGCACCTGCGGCCCAAGGAGAACCAGCGGTTTTCCAAGGTGTCCTTCGATGTCGGTCCTGCCCCGGCCAGTCACGCTCCGTCAGTGGTGTCGAAGGGGATCACGAGTCAGATCACGGGTAGTCGTGCGGACCTGATCATTGCGGACGATGTCGAGAGTCTGAACAACGCCGTTACGGTCACCCTGCGAGACAAGTTGGCCGAGACCATCAAGGAGTTCGAGGCCGTCGTCAAGCCGGGTGGCCACATTGTCTACCTGGGGACCCCCCAAACAGACCAGAGCATCTACAACCTGCTGCCTGAGCGTGGGTATGAGATCAGGGTCTGGCCGGCCCGATACCCGGACTCCAAGCAGCGGGTCGCGTATGGCTCTCGGTTGGCCCCCCAGATCTCGAAGGCCATGGAGGCTCAGCCTGACCTCGAGGGAACCCCGGTCGATCCTAGGCGGTTTGACGACCACGAGCTCAGAGAGCGCGAGGCGGCCTATGGACGGTCGGGGTTTAACCTTCAGTTTATGCTGGATACCAGCCTATCGGACTTTGATCGGTATCCGCTGAAGCTGACTGACCTGATGGTCATGAACCTGAACCTTGAGGCCGGCCCCGAGAAGCCGGTGTGGGCCGGTGATCCGTCCCTGGTGTTATCGGATCTTGCCTGTGTTGGGTTCAACGGGGACCGCTACTACAGGCCAATGGCCTTTATAGGCTCCTGGATGCCCTATACGGGCTCCGTGATGGCGGTGGACCCCTCGGGCCGGGGTAAGGACGAAACGGCCTACGCGGTCGTAAAGATGCTTAACGGGTTCCTGTATGTGACGGCCTGTAACGGCCTCATGGGTGGCTATGGGCCTGAGGTGTTATCGGAACTGACCAAGATCGCCAAGGAACACAAGGTCAACCATGTCTTGGTTGAGTCCAACTTTGGTGACGGCATGTTCGATGAGCTGTGGAAGCCGTACCTAGTCCGGGAGTACCCGGTGACCGTGGAGAACATCCGGCACTCGATGCAGAAGGAACGCCGGATCATCGACACCATGGAACCCGTGATGAACCAGCACCGGCTCATCATTGACCGCAAGGTGATCGAGCAGGACTACGAGTCTGCTAGGAAATACCCCACCGAGAAGATGCTGGGGTACCAGCTCATGTACCAGATGAGCCGCATCAGCCGCTCCAGGCGAGCCCTGGACCACGATGACCGCTTGGATGTACTGAGCATGGCCGTGGGCTACTGGGTCCAGCAGATGGCGCAGGATGCAGAGAAGAAGATCGCGGAACGCAAGGAAGACCGTCTCAAGCTTGAACTCGAGAAGTTCATGCAGCAATCCATCGGACGACCGGGAAGGGACCCTAATACATGGACCGATCTAGGCTTCTGAAGCAGCACGAGGAGCTGCGGGCCATGTACCGCAAGTTGGCCTGGGATGCCCTGAAGGCCCTGAGCGTCTACGAGCAGTATTTGATGAACGAGAAGACGGCCAAGGAGGCGGGGAAGGCCATGAAGGAACTGTTCGAGGAAATCCCGGACAATCTGGGGTATCTCGAATTGGATGACTTTAAGGAGACGGACACCGTCTCGGGGAACTCACCTGACTCAGAATGAAGTTCTAGGTCATGGTCCACCCTGCAACCCAACGCCAAGGTAGAACTTAAACTTCCACTTTGAGGCTGTTTTGGGGGGTAGGGGGGAATCTACCTGATCTAGAATGAAGATGGAATGAGGTAAGCCTAGGAGTACCTAGGTATTACACCATCGTGCAGTTCGGTATAACGGTATGAATATTCCGTATCAAACTGCATACAGATGTGTAGAAACATAGTGGATTTGATCCACCAGACAAGGAAACACTTATGGCCAACCGCAGTGACCTTCGGATCTCCTCGGCTTGCAAGGGTAAGTCCCTGAACAAGCCGTTCAGGACCCCAGGTGGACCGAAGAAGTCCGCGGTGTGTGTCAAGGATGGGAACTCTGTTGTGGTTGTTCGGTTTGGAGACCCCAACATGAAGATCAAGAAGCACATTCCAGGCCGTCGTAAGAACTTCAGAGCCCGACACAACTGTGACAACCCTGGTCCGAAGACTGGGGCACGGTACTGGTCTTGCAGGGCTTGGTAACCTAGGAGC